GCACCAGCCAATGTTGTTTGCCAATAGGTATTGATTGCCGCCGTAGAATTTGTAACTCTTACGTTAGTTGTATTAGCAAGACTAAATGCTGATGCTACATTTGCGTTTGTACTATTGGATCTTAAGTAAAGATCAGGAATTGCAACCTCATAGAAGTTGCTTTGATAAACTAGTTGATTTGTTCTAGTTCTCCAATCATCAAATGTATTTGTAAGTTCTACGTTTGCTATTGACATTTTTTTACTTTACCAGCTGTTTTAAAAGGGATTTAATTTCTTCCATGTCTTTGGACAGAACACTAATCTTATCTTCAAGAATATTTATCTTATCATCCTTCAGTCTCAGAAGCATTCTTCGATCCCTATACTTTCTGAGGGAATCATTATCTTTACTGACTAAAACTCCCTCAGTAGCTTTGTATATTCCTGGAATATCTGTTTTCTGCATTTTATTATATCTGTAGTGCTATTGTTCTAAAATCTGCAACTCTAGGAACAACAGCAGAGTTTGTTGACGTTAATCCAATTTTTATAGCAAAAGTTTTAAAGCCAGTAAACTGTGTTCCTTGACTATTCTTATATTGAACTGCACCAAGTTGTGGTTCTGGTGCAGTCATCATAGAAGTTGGGAACTTATATGTATACTCTCTAAAGTCATTTCTATCTGAAACAGATGAGTATGCAGTATTGTCTACCATTTCCAATTGGATCCAAGAAATATCACTGAATACATCGCTGTCTTCATTATTCTGGATTCTGATCCAAATAGGAACATCTGTTCCCTCTGGTCTGTATGCTGTCAATACAACAAGAATGTCTTCTGCATCTTGTCCTTCAGCTAGGACAACAGGACGAGAAATATACTTGTTATATAATGCACCACCAGCATTTTTCTTGTAGCTAGTAAATACACTCACGACATTAGCAATTGCTCTAATTGTTGTGTTATCGGTAGCGTAGATGCTTACAGTATTACCTACTTCATATTGAGTTGTTGGTACTGTTAGTGTAACTGTATTGCCACTTCTAGAAATTACTGTTGTATTGGAATATCCTGTTACTGTAGGTACAGAAAGTAGATTTCCTGTATTTGCTATTGCATTATCCAACAGTACATTAATATTTGTAAATGTTTCCTGATATAAGTTTGTGTTAACAAGATTGTCAATAAAGATAGTGTGTGTTTTGGCCAAATCAAGAATTGGTGTAACATACTCTGAAGCCGAAGACATACGGACTCTAACTTTATTTGATGAATCGCCACTTAACAAACTAACTTCATTTGTACGTGACAAAACTCGTCTTTCATTAGTAAAATAATAATTTTCATTATCGTCTATACTAGTATAACCAGAATGAGTTGTTCCTGTATTTGAAATTGTTGACATTCCAAAATTTATATCAGTTCTATTGAATTTTAAGAAAGAAGGTTCAAAGTCAATTACAGAATATCTAAAGCTTTCTATAGACGCTAAATTTGCTCTAGCATTACTTGTTAGACCGCGAATTGTATCACCAGTATAGAAATTACCGTTTGATGATAATACATCAACAATATAGGAGTTAGATGTTAATCTAAATTTTTCTAATCTACCTGAACCAGCTTGAATACTTGCAATTGTGCTTCTCTGTAGTGAATTTGCACCGTTAGCATAAATTTTCCAAACTTGTTCACCTGAAGTAAACTTAATATTTGCTACAGCAGCGATTGATCCTGAATATGAAAGAACAACTGAATTTGCACCAGATGTTGATCCAATAAAGTAATCATTCCCTACATTAGCACCAGAGATTGTACCACCAGAAAGTGTTAGTCTCTGATTACCTACTATTGTTTCACCATAAGATGCAAAATCTTGTGTAGGATTTGTTATAATAAACTTTTCAACTGGCTTCTGACCAAGAATGGCTTCACCTACAGCGTTTGTATTAAATGCTGCTCTATAGATATTGACCTTAAGATCAACACCCTCAACAATATTCCAGTTTAGATTATTGTTTGTTGTGAAGAATGTTCCTGTTAGTGGACGCTGATCAACTTTCTGCTTTGTGTTCTTGTCTGTTTCAGTGAGTCTTGAAATCCAAATATATGTGTCTGGGTTCAATCCAATAGTGTGTATAACTAGAGCATACTGAACATTGTTATACAAGAAGACGGGAGCAGGGAACTTAAGAGTTGTTGGTATATTTCCATTATCTGGATCAACAACATATCTTGCGTCATTAGATTCTACCCAAATTTCTGATAGAGGAACTTGATTACGAGTAATGCCGCCGCCAGAATCCATTTCACGAATTTCAATCCAGAATCCTAGTGTAGGATGTTTTTGCTGGAAGAACAAGTCAACCTTTGTAATAAAGACACCTTCTTCTCCATCTGGAGCTTTTGGTATAAATGAATAAGCAGAACAAGAAGGACGAAGCTGCTGAACAAACTCTGAAGTTGTTTGATTTATTTCAGAAACATCTGACTGTGTTGTTATAACAGTTCTTGTTGTAAGAATTGTATTCTGCTTTTGTTGTGTTAGACCTTCAGCAACAAAATAGTTTTTAGCAAGAGTTGAAGCATCTGCTTCTGATTTTGTTGGACTGTCAATTACTACAACTTCTTTTTGTCCTATGCGGAATCTCTTACTATCACCTGTAGGTAAACGTAGCAAGAAGTATGCACTACCGTCAGAACCAGATACTAAGTCCGTTCCTTCAGGAATTGTGATGACATCTGTCAAAGTTCTATTGACAATATATGTGTTATACTGCTGTTCTGTTAAAGGTGTTACATAGTTGTTCATGTTTTCGTTATCAAAAAATACATGAAGTCTTGTATTTGGTTTCATACCTTTTGCATTACATGCAAGAACTTGTGGACGAATGTAAGGTTGAATACTTACATCAACAACTTTGTTACCTAGTTGTTGAGTATCTTCATCAATAGCTACAAAACTTTCAGTACCAGTTCTTGTGTTTTCATAAATTGTCTCAACAATAGTTTCAAATTTAGCACCAGAATTTATTTCGCCTGAACTTGTTAGACCAATTGTATTCTTATTAAATTCAAGATTTCTAGCTAACCAATAAGCATTTTTATATGCAAGGTCTTTTTCATTTGCATCAAAAGAAGCAAGTAATTGTCCAGTATCTTTTCTGTATAGTTTATAACCAACAACGTTTGTTTGCCATTGATTCCAATTAGTTGTTGTGCCTTCTGTTAGACCATCAATATTGTCACCAGTTATGATCTGGTTGTCGGCTAATTGTTGAGTATCTACCCAAACATCAATATCTGGTGTTAGGTAAAGATTACCTAAAAATTTATAACTGGATACTTCAACATTTCTATATGATGTAACTCTTGGCTGTTCAATCAATACTGTATCTGTATATGGCAAATGTATTAAACCGTTGCTTATATTTAATCCAGTATTTGATGACAGATTATAGTAATCTGATCTCATATTGTATATTGGACGAATGCTCTTTTCATCTGGATCCACAACGATGCGATAGTTTGGATCAGATATATCGCCTAAAGAGTGATCGCGGAAACTATCTACAAATATACCATTCTTGAATCTGCTCAGGTTGTTTTCATCAACAATCTGCATATCTACAGCAGACTTTTCAAGAGTTGTTAGAGACGCATAGTATTCAAGATTTACAATTCTATCTCTCAGTACACCAATATCACGCATTGTAAATCTTATATTAGAAAGTTTTTTTACAATCGTAGAAAGGTCTTTTCTGTTTAAGATTTGTGCATAGTTAGGCGCAAGAGATGGAAATGGACTAACATATATTGATGCTAGTGCCATAACATTTTCAGGAACTGTAGGTGTTATTGGATTTGCTCCAGGATTACCTTTAATTACACCTATCGTTCCATCTTTGTCCATTACAACAATATCACGACGAGGTAAGAAATATGTAAAAGCATAATCAAATGTTGTAGATGGTGCAGGAAGTCTTATTCTATTGTCTGTAAAATTAAAATCGTCAGACAATGAAGGATTTACTGAAGCTGAACCTACAGTTAGAGCTTGTGCAGCAGTTTTATTCTTTATTGGTCTAAAATCAATAAAGTTTCTTAGATCATATTCAATTTTAGATGCTGGTGATCTAAAGATTGGAATATTTTCATATCCAATTGTTGCTGTGGGATATGAGTCAACCGAGAAATATCCACGACCAGATGTGAAGTTTGGTTCAAAATAGTCTAACTGAACTAGAATACAATCCGTTGATATTAGACCTACTCCTGTAGGAGTAATTGTGCCGTGGTCATAGAATGTGTCTCTCTGACCATTATCAACTGTGAAGTATCTTGTTACATCTTCACCGTCAGACACAGAAGTTGGAATTGATCCTGATTTTCTTACAATCTTTTTAATTCTATAGATATCAGGAATACCAAGATTTAATGGACCAGTAGTAGAATATGTGTTTGCGGCAGCAAAGCTGAACGCCACATACGCATTTGATATTAGTGTCTTATCAATCTGAACAGCATTACCTCTACCAACATTATATGTTATTGAAGCAGAAACAGATGTTGGGAAAGATTCTTGGAAATTAATTGTGATAGAATTTGTTCCTGTTGTTACAGAACGAACAATTCCTGTAATACCTTTTGAGTTGAGGTCAATAATATCTCCAGACATATAAGCTTTATACAAAGTATTGCTGCTTATAACTGAAGGTAATGCTGTATCTAGAACAAGACTGCTATCACTTGGAATATCTACAATTGTAAAGTAAGCTGTATTACCAGAAATCTGGATCTTATCACCCTTATTGAATCTAGAAAATGCTGGGCTACCACCACCAGTAGCAGTAGTTGTTCCGCCACCACCAGTTATTGTCCAACCAGTAGCAACATTAATATCTGCATCAAGAGTTACAACAACATCTGATTTATCTGAGTATACAAGAGCTTCTGTACCACCGCTACTAGCAGAGTATGAAATGGACATAGTGCCGCCAGTTGAAATTGTTTGTCCTGTATCTGTTTTCTTAATTTCATAGTCAAAATCGTTGTTATCAACTTGATCTTTGAATGTGCGAACTGAAAGTGAACCTACGCTGTAAAGCAATGTAGATGTTGCAGATTCTTTTAATACCGCATTGTTACTTTCTAAGAGAGGGTCTGCATAGAAACCTGAACGATAGATTGTGCGGGTCTCAGCAAAAGAGTTTGTGCCATTCATACGAACATCTGTTAGATAAATCGCAGCACTACCTGTATTTGTTCCTAACATACCGCTGACATAATCAAAAGAAATAACTCTTGCTGTACCAATTATTGAACCTGTTGGCGCTGTACCAACAGAAGCCTTATTTGTAATTTTTTTGGCTGCTGAATTATAGAGATAAACTAGTTGTCCTTTATCAAGTTCCAATTTACCTTTGACTTCATTTACGATGACATAGTTACCCATAGTAGCAGCACCAAATTGTGTGGCTACGTTGGCATATGTTAAACCTTTTTCAATAGTTGTGTTGTAATTTGTTGTAAGTATTCCTACTTCACGACCTTTTACATATGCAAGACCTGGTTCAACACCAATTCTCAATAGTGTGTTTGCGCCAGTATATGAATAACCACCATTAACATTATTGTCTAAGTCTTCACGAACACGAACAGTTAAACCTCTAACATAATAATCACCAGACTCATCGTATGTTCTTTTAGCAAGTTCATCACCAAGAACATTATACTGCGGTCTATCATAAATCTCAGTAAGAACACCATTTTTCATACTGAATAATTCAACAAAGTTTGGTGCACCTTCAGTGTCTTCAAAAGCTCTAACTTCTAAGTTAGGTGTAAGTTTAAGTCTATCTGCACCTGGTGCGCTGTAGTTTGATGCTTCTAAAGCAGGATCAAGTAGAGATGCATCTTGTGTATAATTAATAATTTCTTCTATTACATTAAACCCAACACGACACGTTGCTGTTGTGCTATAACGAGGAGATAAGATTGCTGATGTTGGTTCAAAACGAATGAAATGTTCTTTTGCAAAGATTACTCCTTCATTTAGAATGAATCGAGTGCTTTGTCCTATTGGATTACTTCCTGAACCTAAAACAACCAGTGTTTGACCTGTATTGGTTGATAGAACTTCTGATGGTTGAAAAGTTTTAATTTCAGGATTAGAATTGGATGATGAAAGATATCTCACATAAAGAGTTTTTGTGTTTGTATTTGAAGAATTGCCATCTCCAACATTGACAACATAAGCGGCAACGTTATTTGTTAGACCATATAGCTCTCT